AGACAATGCCATAGATGCCGCTGCCAAAGCTCCTCAAACCGCTGTGTCTGCGCCTAACCCTTCACGTACTATTGTACAAGGACTCATGCAGGCCATGAACGATTTTCAACAAAAACTTGTGTTGGATGGTGTTTATGAACAGGCTGACAACTATTCAATTGAATTTGTGGGACCTGGCGCTGAAAAAATAGCCGGAGCCACATTGGTACAGCCCAATGTCAAAATACCAAAAGTTTATACCAACATGCCAATCGGCAAAGAAGTTCCTGAAAAAGATCGTGTGGACATGGCCAGCAGAAGTTTCAGCATCACTGCTGGTCAACAGATTTTGCAAGTGATTGAGTTGGTGGTACGCAATAGCAGTTACATTAGTTCACAGGCCTTGTTTACCATTGACGAAGAAGGCAATCAGATTCCTACAAAAAATCCCAACTACAACGAGCCAGTAAAATGGTACATAATCAACATGAGTGCGCAACCACGCAGCAGCAAACTTGATGGCAAAAGAAATGACTATGCCTATGATATCAAGTATACTGTGAGTCCTTTTTTGATCAAAAATTTGGCCAGTGTATATTTTCCAGTGAACAAGTTCAGTGGAGTTCACAAAAGTTATCCCTACTGGTTCACTGGTCAAAACACAGCAGTGTTAGAGTACCAAGAAAATCTCAATGGTATTTTCAGAATGACCTTGAGTGGCAATGTAGACGAAGATGCCGCGGCAACAAAATTACGTAATGCTCAAACTGCAAGTTTGAATGAAATCATGATGTATACCTATCAAGCTCGCAGTGTAGAATCCAGTGCGGGTGCCTTGGGCAAAAGTTTTGAACTAGGTGCCAATGCTGCAGAATTACTTTATGATGCCCAAGGATTGAAAAACGCTAAAATTAAAATTATTGGCGACCCTGCTTGGATTGCACAAGGTAGTTTTTTCCGTCCGGTGACTCAAGAAACATTTGGTGGCAAGGCCCTGACGTCTGGTTTCATGCCTGACGGATCGGTGGCGTTTGACAATCAAGAAATTCTGTTTGAAATAGTGTGGCAAAGACCAGAAGACTATGATCTTGGCACTGGTATGGCTGATCCTTACAGTCCAGAGTGTACATTGCCACCAAAGTCACAAGTGAATTTAGATCTGGCAGATTTGAACAGACCCTCGAAGGCAAACTTTATACTTTTTTGAAATCTGATGCCAGCAATGCCGCTGACCCTTCAGTGGCTGCATTGGCCACCAACGCAGCCGGCAGTGATGCTGGTAGAAGCAAGCCAACCCAGGCCACTGTGAGAGGAATAGACAATGCCATAGCCGCCCGTGCAAATGCCGAAGCTGCAACCGCGGCGGCACAAAAAGCAAGATCTGATTTTGCAAAAACTGATCCACGACGTCTTGACACAGGTGACGGCGGCACACGTGCCATACTAGGCGCACAAGGTGCCTACAAGGAAGCAAAGTTTACTGAAAACGCCGGCGGCGCTGCATTTGGTAATCCAAATTTGGCTAGACAAGGCATTACCAGTCGCTTTATTAGAAACCAGCCGCCGCCGGAGCCGCCCACAGATGGAACCGGGCAGACAGTGACATCTACAAATGTGGCGGCCACAAATATTCCACCAAAATTACCTGAAGCCAACCCACAGGTCACACCGGGCCAAGCATCAGCCGCACTGAACGCTCAGCGAGTAGCAGATCTTAAAGCAAGAGCTACCGGTACTGCACCAAAGTACAGACCAGGGCAACCAATTGCCACAGACGGAGGTTAATCAATGGCAGAGAACGTAGAACGCAGTCGAGGTCGGCCCAGTAACTATAAACTGGATCGTGGAGGAGTACCCGCAGAATTTGGACCATTCACAGGAGTGGTCATGAGTACTACAGATCCCACACGGTCGGGCCGTCTGCGTGTGTACATTGATGCGTTTAGTTCAGGAGCTGACATTGGTTCTATGGACAACGAAACTACCTGGACCACTGTGAGTTACATGCCGTCATTCTATGGCTATACCCCAATGAGTCAAACACAAGGAGCCACAGAAGGTCTTGGTGCTTACCCTGGTAACCCTACTAGTTATGGCATGTGGTTCACACCTCCTGACGTGGGAGTAAAAGTAATTTGTATATTTGTCAATGGTGATCGTAGTCAAGGCTTCTACATTGGCGTGATACCAGAACAAGGCCTGGGACACATGGTACCTGCTGTTGGCTCAGTACCAGTGTCGCGAGCAGATATACAGAATCAAAACCAAGAAACTTATTTTGCCAATGCTGCCAGATTGCCAGTCACAGAAATAAATGTAAACAACGAAGGTGTTTTTAACGATCCAAGGTTTTATGATCAGACCAAACCTGTGCAGGGATATCTTGCGCAGGCCTTGTTGCAACAAGGATTGATTAATGATCTAGAACGAGGTACTATTCAAAGTTCAAGTCAGAGAGAAACTCCCAGCGCAGTATTTGGCATCAGTACGCCAGGCACAGCCATTTATCAGGGTGGTATGAAACCCAATGACATCAGAGCCAAACTCAATTCGGGTGAAGTCAAATCTAGTGATGCTAGAGTAATTGGTCGGGTAGGTGGACACAGTCTGGTCATGGACGACGGCGATCTAGATGGAAACAATGGTATGTTACGTTTGAGAACCAGTCTTGGCCATCAAATTACCATGAGCGATACCGGAAACTTCTTTTACATTGTACATGCCAATGGACAAACTTGGTTGGAGTTTGGAGTTGAAGGAACTGTAGATGTGTATGCCACAAACTCGGTAAATGTACGCACCAAGGGTGATATTAATTTTCACGCCGACAGAGATATCAATATGTTTGCTGGCCGCTATTTAAAAATGAAAAGCAAAGAAGACATGCAGATAGAGTCAGGAACGTTTTTGGCCATGCAAGCACAGGAAGATATTACTTTATACAGCAAATCTACAATTGGAGTCAAATCTGACGGAACATTGACATTGAACAGTGCATCAGGCTCCTGGGGCGCAGGATCTGCATTAGCACTACAAGCAGGTGGTATTGATCTCAACGGGCCTGCAGCAGGTCGAGTGACCACACCACAACCCTTGACCAAAACACTATTAGACGACACTGAATGGGATACCAGCAAGGGCTGGATAGTCAAAACTCAAGGGCTTGAAAGTATTGTGAATCGAGCACCCACACATGAACCGTATCCTTATCACAACAAGGGTGTGGACGTTGAGATTGCGTTTGAAGAAGGCAAGCCAAGCCCACCACCTGGCGCAGTGCCAGTTCCAGCGGGCGTAGAAATACAGGCAAAATAACATGGCTGAATTTACATTTAATCTTGATCAACTCAAAGCCAGTGTTGGTAAAACTCAAACTAAGTTTGAAACCTCCCTGTATTCCAAAACAAAAGATGAAGATTTAATCTACACCGGTGATGATTACATAGTATGGGATAGAACCAACGCTGAACGCTTGCGCCGAGGACTGCCTAGTTTAACCCAACTTGGTTATCCACGCCCACCCGAAGATACCACAGGGACAGCAACTGACACACCAGCTACAGGATCAGCGCCCACAAACACTGACGGCTCTGCAAAAACATTTGCCATCAAAGGTCCACCAGGACTCACACGTGAGCAGGCATTTGCAATATTTAAGAAACAAGCTGACACTGGTAGTTTAGTAGGATTCAAACCAGGAGAAACATTAAGTGCCGCAACACAAGCTGCGGACGGTTTGGCAGGAGCACAAGCCTTGGTGGCACAAGCCCAGTCAGGTGTAACTGGCAGCCTTAACGTGGGAAGTTTTACATCCAGTCTATCGGCATCTGGTGTAGATCTGGCCACTGGACGCATACCATCAGTTGACGCGGCATTTGCTCGCGGCGGCGTCAATGGCGGAGCTGGTGCGTTTAATAGTGTGCTAGGCAGTGTGGCCAGTGGGCTTGGAGCCTCGGGCGGAGCACTCAGTGGATCACTTGCCGGTATTGCTCCTGGGTTAACAGCAGCAGTTGGGCCAGCAGTAACTTCAGTGACACGTTCCTTAGGCGGCACAGCAGGATCAAGCCAGTTAGGAGCCGCGTTAGTAGGTGCCGCAGGAATACAAGGGTCAGTTGCAGTAACGTCTATACAAACAATCAATAAAACAATTAGTGGATCAACAGTTACCAGTCCCATCAACACCGCAGACTTTACTAAAATTGCTGGCGGCATTAACCCCGCAGGTGCCCTGGCTGGATTAGGGCCTATGAGCGTGCCTGAAGTCAACGGAGTGTTGGCGCAGGCTAAAAATCTAGTTAACCAAGCCGGTTCAGTGTTGAGCAATACCAAAGGACTTGGATCATTTGGACTTGATGCTGGTCAACTGGAAACTGCTGGTTATGTAAAACCCGGTACAAGAGCATTGTTGGCTGCAGGCACAAACGTGTTTGCTGATGTAATTAAAAGCCCTGCGGTATGGACCGGTAAAGACGGAATCAAAAGCGCCGCAGACCTGTTAAAGAACATGCCTAAACAAAGTCAAATTCAACAGGATCTCATGGCCAAGGGCGTGGCAGGCCTTGCTGCTGTGGGTGTTCCAGTAAAAAACTTGTCAAGCCAAGGACTTGCTGGTATGGCATTGAACGCTGCCAAAGACCTGCCCAGCGCCGAAGCATTTGCAAAAGGTTTGCCTATTCCTGGAGATGCCACAGGTTCAGTACAAGCTGCATTCTCAAGTGCAGTGCGTGACGGTGCATTTGCTGTGAACTTGGTACAGACCAAAATTCCTGCTGAATTCAAACAAGAAGACATACCAGTACCAGCGGCCAACACCGTGAATCGTGCCACTCTAGATGCCGCTAGCACACGAGTTATCGGCAACGACAAAGTTCCAACGCCCAATTACGGACCAACTGAAACCAAAATAGAAAATCAAGCTGATGCGGAAGACTATGCTGACAAAGCGTTAATTTATATAAATCAGTATCTTAATCCTGCTGGCCGAGCCCTGTTCCAAATTGATGCCAAATTGTCTGCGTTGGAAAATCAACAAACAATTTCTCCAGCAACATTTTCTGCAATAGATAGCGAATATCAACAGGTTCGAACAACTTTTAACAGTAGTGCTCGTGTTGAGGCTGGTGTACAGTACCTTGAAGCATTCAATAAATTGACACAGATTCAAAGAGGAAACGTAAATCAATTGCCCACAGGTCCAAAAAATGTTCAAGCAAAACAAGCTCTGCTTATAGATAATTCAAGTAAAATTCGACAAAGACTGAACAAGCTGGAGTTGAAGATTGAAGGGCGCGGAGAGGGTGAATAACCCTCAATAAATACAACATGGCACAAAGATTCATTGGATTCAACACACAAAATCAGTTTAAAAAATTCACATTAACGGATTTTGAACTGGTCAAACGAGATCTGCTGAATGCGTTTAATATTCGGCAGGGACAACTGCCTGGACGCCCGGGATACGGCACGGTGCTGTGGGACTACTTGTTTGAACCACAACTGGAAGAATTACAACAGGCCATTGAAAGAGAAATTCAGCGTGTGGCCGGCGGAGACCCCAGAATCTACATCAGCGACATACAAACTTTCCCCCAGAACAATGGTATTTTGATACAGATAGAACTAACTGTGGTGCCCAGCACTGATGCTGAACGCTTGAGTATTTTCTTTGATCTACAACAACGCAATGCCACCTATGTATAA